TTTAGCTGCGCACCAACGACAATGATCTCCAGCAGCATATGGCGCGTTAGGCTTAAATGACGCCTGCACAGCATCATACAGCGTGCGCTCGAACGCCTTGATGCGACCGGGGGTTGTAAGCCAACGCTTTACATACGGCGGCTGCACGATGATGAGTTCGATCTCATCAACGCCTTCAAATACCCAGCGCAGCGCTTCCGTTCGCATACCGGCGGCGGCGTAGAACATAAGCTGTTCATTTTCTTCGGCGTCTACCGCAACGCCATCCCCGAACTTCCAGTCGAGGACTATCGCACGATTGCGAATACGGCCAGCGAGATCGCAAGAACCGTAAACTCCGGCAAGAAAGTCGTTAAAATGGACATTCACCTCCGTGGCAAACTCAAGCTCCGCATTAGGGTCGATCTCGTTCAATGAGTCAAGCGCTAGGATTAGCTTCTCATTGTCAGGATAATCTTCAACGCTGCCGCCATGCGACAAGATCATGTGCATGGCGTCATGCAGACGCGAGCCTTCTTCGGCATATTTAGAGCTTGGCTTTTCAGGGACTGTGTTAACAAGCGCCCGCGAACCGGGGCAGTTAATCAAGCGCTTAGCGGTCGAACCGCCGACGATATTGCTATGAGACATTAGTGAACCTTTCGATGATTCGACACTAGACATCTTTTTATTTCTGTGCAAGAGATTTTTTTATGCTTGAGAAAGACATTGAAAAATATTTCATGCGCCGCGTCGCTCAGGTCGGCGGGCGCGCCTATAAGTTCGTATCGCCGTCTAACCGCGGCGTCAGCGACCGCGTGGTCTGTTTACCTGACGGCACGACGCACTTCATAGAACTGAAGCGCCCCGGCGGCAAACTCAGCGAACTACAGCGACGATTTGCAATCGAGATGATGACGCTCAGTCAGAACTACGATTGTCTTTGGTCTAAAGAAGAAGTTGACAAATGGATCTCCGACCATACCAGCACGACGCCGCCGATTTCCTTTTCAGTCGTGACCGGGCCATGATCCTCGCGCCAGTCGGCGCGGGTAAGACAGCGATTACGTTGACGGCGATGTCGGACATGACGGCTAAAGGCCATTGCGACCGTTGGCTTGTGTTAGCGCCGAAACGCGTTTGCACTGACGTATGGCCTGTTGAGCGTCCTAAATGGGCTGAACACATGAGCATGGCTATTGCGGTCGGCACGCCAGCGCAACGCAAGAAAGCGTTCGCAGCAGACGTTGATATAGTCGTCACCAACTACGACAATATTCCGACGATTGACCCTAAAGACTTTGACGGCATTGTATTTGACGAGTTAACGCGGCTAAAAGACCCGTCCCGCAAGCGCTTTAAGTTCCTGCTCAAGATCCTCGATCAGTTCAAGATTCGATGGGGGTTGACCGGATCATTTACGTCGAACGGCCTAGAAGACGTGTTCGGCCAGTGCAAGGTCGTCGATCAGACGCTGCTAGGCCGCAGCAAGGGCGCGTTCTTGCAGCAATATTTTTACTGTGTAAACCGCGACTATGGGCAGTGGGAGCCGTTGCCGCAAGCGCTGCCGAAGGTCATGGAGGCGATCAAGCCGGCGACCTATGTGCTGGAGCCTGGCGAATATAAAGACAAGCTGCCGCCGCTCCATGTCGTGCAGATTCGATGCGATCTCGACGACCGCGAACCCTATGAAAACATGAAAAAGGAATGTGTGCATGAGGAGATCACGGCTCCGACAGCGGCTGCTGTCACAAACAAACTTCAGCAGCTTACCTCCGGCTTCGCTTATGATAGCCAAGGCGTTGCTAAGTGGTTTGGCCGCCAAAAGTTTGAATCTCTCCGAGACATCCTCGACGAAAACCAACGCGACAACACCATCATCGTCTACAATTACAAAGAAGAATTAGCCGAGTTACAACGTCAGTTCAATGTGTCGACGATTGACGAACCGAACGCCATTGAGCGATGGAATGCCGGCAAAATCGAACTGTTGGCGATTCACCCCAAGAGCGCCGGCCACGGGCTGAACCTGCAATTCGGCGGCAACAAGATCGTCTTTCTGTCGCTGCCGTGGTCGCTCGAACTGTTCGAGCAAACGGTCGGTCGTCTGCACCGCAGCGGACAGACGCGTGATGTGTGGTGTTATGTCATCATGTGTAATAAAACTATTGACGAGCGCATATGGGATGCGCTACACGACAAAAAATCTTTAGCGGAGGTGGCCCTTGCAGAATTGTCAAACGACTAAAAAGGTAGTCATTAACGCTTGTTTTGGAGGCTTTAGCATTTCCGACAAAGCAACGCGCCATTTTGCCAAACTTTCCGGTTTAACTCTTGAGGAGCGGCCGTCCTGTAGCGTCTTTCGCAGCGTAGACTTCTATACGCCGGACGGAAGCCAGTTTTGTGACTGGGATATGAATCGCGATGACCCGCATCTCGTTGCAACAGTCGAAACGCTTGGGGCTTCTGCTAACGGCGACCATGCAGCGCTGAAGGTTGTAGAAATTCCTTCCGATGTTGAATGGGAAATTGTTGATTACGACGGGTGCGAACATATCGCCGAACGTCATCGGACATGGTCTTAATATGACAGTCACATGGAAAACTCTTAACGATCAGCTTGCTGATCTTACCGAACAGGAGGTCTTAGACCTACTGGAGATGGAACAACGTCACGCCCGGCGCTCGACCATCTTAGTGCGTTTGCATCAGCGTTACACGGTGCTGCGCATGTTAAGAGAAAGGGCGGCCATCATGGAGATGATAAATGAACCCTCAAGAACTGCTGTATGAAGCTGCTAAGATCATTGACCAGCGCGGTCAGGGATACGGCGGCATAGAAAACAATTTCCAGCTTGCGGCCGACTTGGCCACGCTGCGTCTGGGGCGCGAGTTTCACCCCTACGAGATTGCGATTATTCTGGCTTGCGTTAAGAACGCCCGCGCGTTTGCGTCACCTACCCACATGGACAGCCATGTCGACGCGGTGAACTATGAACTGTTCGCTGCGACATTTGCCGAAGATTATGCGCAGGCGCGGGGTCTTCAGGACGTGTCGTATAGGGCTAAGAAAGACTTAAAGCCGGCACGTGCGGCGAAGCTGGCCGTAGTCGACGACAAGTCTAGCAACAGCGCTGTCGCGGGGGAGAGCGCGTAACTCTTTGGCCGCTTTGGTTTGGAGTTCGGCCGAATAGTCGACCAGCGGGGGACACCTGCTGGTCGACTGACACCCACTAAAACTTGCCAGCATCAAGATCAGCGGCAGTCTCATCTTTGGTTTTAGGTTCTGCAACCTGTCCCCTTCAATCCTGATACTTAGAGCCGCCCGTGACGTTCCAGTCTTTAGCGGCGACAAGGCCCAGACCGACAAGCGCCGTCTGAAGATCATCCCAGTTCACAGTCTTCGTCTGCCAAGCGTGCCACAGCACAGTAATAAGGGCCAGAACGCCGCTAAAAGTCGTGTAGGGGTTATTTACCATCTTATTTCCTTCTGCAAAGTTGCCGAACCAAGTCCTGAATCTGGGGGTCGCTTGTCAGAGCAACAGCAAGCATCTGGTTAAAACGGGCTTGGAGATCATCGTCGGCAGGGGGAGCAACGGGATCTTGCGCAGCGATAAGGGCGGTGCGATAGGCGTCCGCAATCTGCGCTATCTCTTTGGCGCGATCAGTCCCGTTAATGATCCGCCGCGCGTTGATGTAATCGCGCTTATTGTCGTTGATATAGTCGTCTAGTTTTTTGCCGGTGAACAGGCCCTTGGTCATGCCGTCGAACAGCACGAACAGCGACGATTCCCATTCCAGCGCCTTGTCCGGCGTCTTCTCTAGTCCGTATTTGGCGTAGTTGTCACGCCAGGTTAGCTGGACTAGCCCGCGCCCGTAATAGGGCCAGTAAGGCTTGGACTTCAGATAAGCCGTCGAGCCATACTCTTTGATCGGCTGCATCGTGTGCGCCGTCTCCCATTTGACGGTCGCAAGAACATACGCCAATTGGTCGAGGCTAATGGTCGAATAGTTAATGATTTTTTCCATGCCTTCGACTTGGCCCTGCGACAGTTTGCCGCCGAACAGGCTGTTACGCACATCGTCGAAGAAGATTTGGAAATTCATCGGTCAGCCTTAGTGCTTAGCAAGTCGCGGATACGATCAAGGCGCTCAAACACTTGATTGAACG